GCCGCGCCTCGGCCAGCAAAGCGGCCCTGTCAGGCGGCAGGATTCCGCGCCGCTCGGCCTCGAGGAGCAGTTCGAAGTCCATCAGCGGCCCCCAGGCGGCATCGCCAGCCGACGCAGGATTTCGTCGTTGGACAGACCGGAATACGGAGTCGGTGCCGCAGGCTGACGCGGGATTGCGGGCGCAACCTGCCCAGGCTGCACAGGTGCGCCAGGAATGGCCGGCGCAGGCTGCCGAGGTGCCCCGCCAGCGCCAGCGGCGTATCGGTTGGAAATGTCTTGCGAAATGCGCGCCGTGAGATCGACGAACGTCTCGCCCGGATTGGCCGTGAACTCGCCGGCCTGGAATCCTCGAGCGGCTCGGGCCAGCGAGCCGCGATTGTTGGTCAGCCAGTCCACGCGGGCGTTTTCGACGGCGCTGTTGATGTCTTGCAGCTTGGCCATGCCGCGGAGGAACGACGCCATCGTGCGCGAATCCGCATTCGATGGCGGGAAACCCTCAAGCACCAGCGCGATGTCGCGGTCGGTGGCCGGTCCTGGCGGCAGAGACTGCACAGCTGCGCTGTTGCGCAGGCGCGTGAACTCCTGACGGAGTTCCTGCATATAGCCCTGATTGCCGGTGGCCTTCCTCAAGTAATCCGTGGCCGACGAAAACACGCCGAAGCCGCCGCCTTCCGCGGTCAGCCGATCAGCCAACGAATTGAACTGCACCGCCTGCTGCTTTGCCGTCCCCGCCGCTACTGCCGCCGTATTGATGTCCTTCTTCGCCTGCTCGGGGAGGCTGTTGGCAATTTCGCCAACGCGAGCCAACGTAAGCGCGATGTCAGCCGATGTTTTCTCGCGATCCAGCCCGAGGCGCGCCGATTCCACGCTGATGCGATTCTGCGCAGCGCGGATGTTCCAGTTGCGCTCGTTCAGGCCGGCCTGGTTCAGTTGGTCAGCAAAGCGGGCATCGGATGCGGCCTTGATGGCTTCGGACTGAGCCTTGGTGAGCCCAGCAACGGCCAGCGCCGGAGCGTACTGCGCATCGACGCCGGCTTTGACAGCATCCGCCACAGCCTTATCCGCATCGGCTCGAGCCTTCGCCAGCCCAGGCCCGAACATCGCGGCCTGACGCTGCTGCTCCTCCAATTTTCCAATCGACTCAATAACCTTGTCGCCACCCGGCAGACGCGAAACCAGCGTACCGATGGTTCGGCGGGCCATTTTCGGATCGAGTTCAGCAATGCCGGCCCAAGTCTCGAGCGCCTTCGCGCGGTCCTCGCGCCCTTGGTTACGCTCTCCTGCTGCACGCTCGCGCAGCATGGTGATGGCAACCTCTGGGCTTTTCTCAACAGCAGACAGCACCTGTCCCCCGAATGTCAGGTCGTTTTCCTTCTGCTCAGTGCTCAGTTTCTCCCAACTCTGCATCAGGGTCGCCGCCTGATCCTTCGGCAGCAGCACCGCGACGTTCTGGTAATCGCGGAACGTCGGATTCGGGTTCGCCATCAGCCCCGAGAGCGCCTGCTGCATGGCCTGCTGCTGCTGCACAGCCTGCTGCTGGGCCGCCGCCTGGGCCTGCCGCTGCATACGCGCCGCCTCAATGTCAGCCATCTGCGCGCCTACGCGCATCCCCTGCAGCACGCTCTCAAACGGCGTGGCAACCTGCATCTGGTAGTTGATCGGGCCGAGTGCCATGTCGTCAGCCTCCTTACATCGGCGCGCCGCTCGGGATCATCCCCGAGGGCAGCCCGCCGCCGTAGCCACTCGGCGCGCCACCGAACGACGGGAACGGAATCTTCCCGCCGCCGATCCCCATGCCGTACATCTGCAGCGGGGTCTGGAGCAGGTTGGCAAACGGTGCTGCGCGGCCCAGCGTGCCGCCCGCACGGGCTGCCCCTTGCTGACCGAGCAGGCCGGCGATCTGCTGGCCCGTCTGCATACCCGCCGTGCCCACGCCAGCGGCAGACTGCTGGCCGAGCGCCGTGAGCCCGCCGAGGCGCTGGTACTGCTGGTCAAGGGCTTCCTGCAGCATCTGCGGCCGAAACTGGGCCAGCGCGGCCTGGATGTTCCCACCTCGCAGCCCACCCGTGGCCGATGCCTGCTGCAACATGGCCTCCTCGCCCTGACGCATCATCGCCTGGAGCAACGGGCTCTGCTCAACGCCAGCGATGGCCTGCTGCTGCGCGCCTGCACCCTGCAGTCCGAGCATCGCCTGCATCCCTTGGAGCGCGGGCTGGCCGGCCTGGACGTAGGGCTCCAGCAGCTTGCGCATCTCGTCGAACTGACGGCGCTGCTCCTCGATGCCGGCCTGTGCAGCGTCGGCCTGCTGTCCTGCGGCTTTGCCCGCAGCGCGGGATTGCATGGCCCCACCAAGGAGACTCGACCCGCCAACGACGAGCCCGGTTACTGGATCAGGCATCGCGCCCTCCGTCGAATTCGTTGAGATAAGCGTCGAACTTCTCGCCGTAGAGCGCCATCACGAACGGCGCTGCCTTGCCGGCCGCCGCAGCTCCGTGGCAGATGTAGACAGCCGCGAGCACGATGTCGTAGTACCCTGCGCGCCAGGCGAACGACATGGCGGTCGGCTTGCCTGCGCGCTCGGCAGCATCAGAAGCCTGCCACTTGAGGATCGCCTGCGCGAGCAGCGGCAGCAGCATGGCGCTGTGCTGCTGGAAAAACGGGCTCGCCGGCATGGCGAACAGCAGGTTCCAGATCGCCGCGTCCAGGTGGTCGCGCTCCACCTTGTCGCCATCGGCAACGTCGTCGAGCACCTGGATGCAATCGTAGAGCGCAAGCAGCCACTCCACCGCTGGAGGCGGGAGCCGGAACACTTGCTCGAAATTCTCACGCAGCATCACATCTCCCGATGGCTGCTGGTGGCCGAGAACTCAGCGGGTGACATCATACCCCCTAGCTAACCTCGCGTCCAGACACCCGCAGCGTCAGCGAAGTCGCATTGCTGGCGATCGTCGAGATGAACCCGCCCGGGGCGAGCACATGGCCCACCAGTTCGGGGCACAGGTACGTCTCGTCAGGCATCACGGTTCGCGTGTCGATGACGAGGTTTCCGTTCCCCGCGACGCCCCCGCTCGTGACCACGTTCACGCTGAACGTGCGCGCCACGGTGTCGGTGTTGGTCACGGTGGCCTTGTCGATGATGGCCCGCACGTTGGTGGCGGTGTACTGGGTCGTCTGCGATGACTCCATCTGCTTCGGAGGCACGAGTACGGATACGGTGACGGTCATGGGATTCCCCTATTCGGCGCGGTGCCAGGTAGTTGATGCGAGGTTGTAACGCAATTTGAACGTCGAGTCAGCACTCAGCACGCCCGGTGCGCCGGCCACGGTGGCACCATTCCCCGCCACCGTCAGTGCGTTGACCTGCTGCGTGCAGCTGACCGTGACGACCTGCTGGTCCACACAGGTGCCAACGGCAGGCAGCGTGATGGTGCCCGTCGCAAACGCGCCTGTTGGCTTGAGCAGCAGCCACACATCGTAGGTCACCCCAGTAACGACCGAGGTGACCGTGACGTTGAAGCCGGTGGCTGCCGGCGTTTCGACCTGCGTGCGAAGCGGCAGCAGCGTGGCCGAGATCGTTACCGAAGCGTCACCGTTGGTGATGGTGATGCCCGGTCCGGCAGTCAGGTGGTTGTTCTCCCACCGCTGCTGCGTGGCGTCGTAGATGAGCACCTCGCCGGCAGACGGGCCGCCGCCGTTGATGTAGACATCCTGCAGCCTGGTCAGCGCTTCGGCAACGTGCATCCGCACGAATATCGACCCCGCCCCGCCCCCGGCCGCGTTGACCACGACAGCGACCGGCGTGTCGATGTTGGGTGCCTGGGGCTGCGTCTTCGTCCATGTGCCCGCGGAGGTCGCCCCGAAGTACAGCAGGTCTCCGTCTGCCCATGTCTCGCCGTATGGTGTGCCGCTGGTGTTAAACCCGCGCACGAGTCCGAAGCTCGTGACGTACCCGAAGTCGTTGTTCGCAATGGTCTGGGATGTCACGCCCATCATGTAGTCCGCGAGCACGCTCCCGTTTGCCACAGCAAGGCCAAACGTCAGCTTGCCCGAAGCCCCAACAGTGCCGGTGAACATGACGGGCGTGCCGATCGGGATCGACGAGCCGCTGGTGTTCTTGGCGTAATACTGGATCTCCTGGCCCAGCTGCAGCGTGTTCGCGCCGTACTGATCAACGTCGAGCGTCCCGTCGTCGCGGTTCCAGTAGATCCTCCCCGGCAGATCGGCCGGCACAGGCGCAGACTGGTTGAAGTCAACCAAGTCGAACACCCTGGACTCGGCGTTACGCAGCGAGGGATCGGTGGAGGCCAGATCGGCGGCCTGCGCGATCCGCGAAAGCAGCGCGATCACTTGGTTGATCTTGGCATCAAGCACGCCTTCCGCGATGCCGACCTCCTGCCTGGCCTCGAGCGCGCTGCCGATCACGAGGTTTGCCTTGGCGTCCAGCACGCCCTCGGCAACCGCCGCCTCCTGTCGCGCAGCCATCGCGTCGGCCAGTGCCTGTATGGCCGCGGCCATCGCGTTGCCGGCCTGAATGGCTGCGGCTTGGGTCAGGTCCGGTGCAATCTCCTGAACGAGCGAGAACAGATTCTCGAATGCGCGGATCTGCTCATGGTTCTGGAGGAAGGCGGCCAGCTGGTCCCGCGTCAGCCGCAGAGGTGGCGTCTGCGTGGCCATCAGACGGTCAGCGGCTCCAGCCGTGCCTCCAGGCGCAGGAACGAAATGTGCGCGTCCGAATCACCCCGGAAGCGCTGCATACGGATCGACTCCATCGCACCTTGCTGGAACCAGACGAGGCGCTTCCTCGTGTCGCCCGTAGTGCCGGCACCGATGTAGCGATCCTGGCTCCACGACAGGCCATCGGTGCTGTACGAGGTCGAGATCGTCGGTTTTGCGGATACGAGCACGCGCCCAGGTAGCGCCACGAGCTCCAGTTCGTGGAAGATCGCTCCCTTGGACTCGTTGTAGACGATGGGCGTGACGAACTCCCAGCGCGCCTTCTGGCCCCACTGATAGCTCGTGGTGCGGTCCAGAGAGCCCACGAGCGGCTCTGCGGGGTGGCCCACGAGCCAGCGGTCGTAGCACCACACGAGGTTTCGCATCGGGTACTGAGCGAAGTTCACCACGCCAGAGGTCAGCGTGTACCACACGCGCATCTGCAGCGCCTGGCTGGCCGCGTGATCGTAGACCAGGGTGCGGTCCGGGAGATGGACGTAGAGCAGTTTGTGCGCGCGGTCGATGCGGGCCTCGAGCTTGACGGTCGCCAGCTGCTCCTCGGTGTAGGTCTGCAGCAGCAGGTCGATGTCCTGCGTGGCCAGCGACGCGCTTGAGGAATTGCCCCCGAGGTACACGCTCGGCGGTTCATTGGCCCCGTTGCCGAGGAACGCGATGCCGTCGTCTCCGAAGACGCAGCAGGCGTGCGTGCCGATGGTGCCGCGCATGATCTGCGCGCCGTCCACGACCTGAAACGGAAACGGAAACGTCCCGACGTTGTTGAACACCTCGATGGTGTTTCGATTCAGGACGTAGACCTCGTTACGCAGCCTGAGCAGCGCCAGCAGAGGGTCCGGGGAGAGGATCGAGCCTTCGTACTTGAAGTCGTTGACGTTCAGCGGGTTCGACAGGTCGGTGACGACGATGAACTCGCCGTCCGTGGTCATGAAGTACCCATCGATCCACACGACATCAAGCACCACGCCGAGGTTCGGGTCGGTGACCTGCACGAGCCCGAGCGTGGGGGACCAGTAGTACAGCCGGCCTCCGCTGGCGATGGCCAGACGGTCGAAGGAGAAGTCCATCGTGACGTACTCGGTCACGGGCCCACCCACATCCCCAAGCACCGTGATCGCGCCGTTGGCCGCCACCGTGACGAGACTGGTGCCCATCACCCGGTAGCACACGCCGTTCCAGTTGATCCCGCCGCGGTCGGCACCGGGTGCGCCGGCAGCGAACTGCACGATGCCGTCGTGCGGGCGCAGATACTCCTGGGAGACGCCCGAGCCCTTGGGCACGGGCATCATGTTCACCGGAAATGCGGTCCGGATGTCCGGGCCGTTGTCGGAGTAGATGCCGGCGACGATGGGGATGGCGGCCATGTTCTGATCGTGTGGTGGCTGCGGCGGATGAAGCGGGCTACTTCTTCGCCTTGTTCCGCGCCGAGATGGCCTTGGCCTTCGCCCGCGCGTCTGCCTTGGACGACGCGCCCCAGGCTTGCAGCGATAGTAGCAGCCTGGTCGGCTCGCCGTCCTTGCGCTCAGGCCCGGGCATGTTGCCCATGCGGGCGAGGAACGACGCGCGACGCGGGTTGTCGCCTGACTTGACCGGAGGCTTGAGGTTCATGCCTTCGGCCTTGGCCGAGGCGCGGCCCTTCTCGTTCAGGCCGCCGCGTGGGTTTTTCCCCTCAGCCCTCTGCCAAGCCGGCGTCTTCGCCATCAGATCTCTCCTCGCGCCTCGCGCTCCATCGGCGCGTTGCGATACCCGTAGCGCAGCACCTGCCAGAGGTACGTCGCGTAGAACCGGACCGCGCCCATGCGCTGATACTGCGCCCAGTGCACCAGTTCGTGCCTGACGAGCCGTTCGTCGCCCAGGCGTTCGGCCAGGATGTAGATACCCAGCGGCGGCAGCGTGATGCCGTGGAAACCCCACAGGCGCAGCCATGCGCGGATCAGCAGCGGTGCGGGCTTAGGAGACATCGGGGCTTTTCGGTTGCACGATCTTCAGGCCCAGCCTGCCCAGCGCCGCCCACGGGTCCTCAGCGGTCACATCGGAGGTGGCGAACAGGTCTTCGATCTGCTCCAGCGTCACGGTCATGCCCGCCTGCTCGCACAGCGCCAGCGTGGCGAAGCTGTCCCCAGGCTCGTAGCTCGTCTGCACCCACTCAGGGGGCTCGCCCTCCTGCGCCCAGGTGGCAAACGGCACCAGAGCCGCGAAGCCCTCACCGATGAAGCCCGTGGAGATGTAGTGCGTGGCAGGCTCGGCACCCGTGGGGCTGAGAGGCGTTTCCCACATGCCTTGGCTGTGCGCAGGGTCCAGCGTGGCCGCGATGGTGCGGGCTAGGTCGACGTCGGCGGATTCGACGATGAGGGTGCGGAAGATGTCGCTCATATCTGTACCC